GTCTGACTCGGCGCGCTGAAGCTCACGCTGGCATCGACAGCGATGGTCGTCGTGCTCACCGTGTACCCGGATGCGTCAGTCGGGTCGGCAGGGATGCTGATCTTCACGACGCGGAACGCCCCCGCCGCCGTGTCATAGGCGACGTGCAGCAGGCGGTGGTTGTTCTTGTCGTACATCAGCGTGCCGCCTGCGCGCATCGACTGGGTGTTCGTGATGGCGAGCCCCGTCGCCGTCACGTTGTCCAGGTCCATCAGCACCAGTTTGGTCGAGTCTGCATCGCTGACCGAATACAGCAGGTCGCGCGAGTAGCCTTCGGTGAAAGCCGCCATCGAATAAGCGCTCGGGTACGCTGCGCCGCCGTCAGTACCAAGCAAACGCCGCCACGTTGCGTCGTAAGTTGCCGACGCTATGCCGCCCGACAAATCTATGGCGCGGAACCCGTACTCCTGGCCCGCCTTGATGAACAGCACATAGGCGCGCTGCGTCCGCGAAGACACGACGATGGTCGGTGAAATGAACTCACCATAGGGCGCCACGTGCGGCATGTACCCTGGAACGCGAACCCACGCGCCGGTCGTGATGTTCTTGGCGCACGTCACGTCGAGCCTGGTCTGCGAGCCAGAATCTATCGCCTCGGCATCGCACAGATCGGCGGTCGCCAGCCCCGTAGGCTTCCAGCTTTGCGAAAATGGCCCCTGCGGGCCGTGGTTCGTTGCGATGAACCCGCCAGAACCCCACCCGGTCAGCGATGGCGGCACATAGGCCACGCAGTTGTAGCGATACCCGTGAATGGCGTTGGGTGCGAGTTCGCCGGTAGTGATCTTGCTGGGGTAAATCCAGCCGCTGAAGGCGAACGGAAATGCGCGATCCCAGCGACCCGGGTCTTCCCCGTTGAATGTGAAAGTGTCTCCGCTTACTGGTGTGGCCGGAAGCGCAGACGACAAGGTGATAAGCGGAAGCGAGCCGGACGAGTTTTCAGAGACTGTGCGAGACACGCCACGAAGTGCAGCCGTCGTCGTAGAGTCAGAGAATGTGAGCGTCCTGCTCTTCAGAACGTCAACGCCAGGGGCGAATGGGTAGTACGTCGATGACGCATAACCGGACAGTGCGCTTGGTGTGAACTGCGTGGTGCTCGGGGTTGTCGCGCTGCCGACTGTGCCGGAAATTCCAGTCGGCGGAATGACCCGCGTTATGGCGTACCCTGCGGCAGTCGTCGGGTCCCAATAGGGAACGCCGTCGCCCGTGTTGCTTGTCTCGTAGAGCGCATCCTGAAACCAGTCCCAGGTCGGCGCGTCCTCGCTGATCCTGCACCGAACAAGTTGATTTTGAAGCCGCGTGTGCCCGCCCGCGCCAAATACAATCGACCCGTTTGCCCCGGCATCGTCATAGAGAATGGTCCCTGACGAGTAGTTCGAAAGCAGATCGTCGGCGTAATTCTCGTTCGTGGCGTAGTTTGCCGCCAGTGCGGCGCTGCTGCCCCGGCCAGGCCACTGCAAGGCGGAATCTGCCGTTGATGGCAGGCCCGCGCTGACGTAGTAGAGCGTGTCCTCTACGGTCATCGCCGTGCGCCAGGCGGGCGTGCTGGTTTCCGGCAGCGTGCTGGTGGCCTGCACCCGCAGCGTGGTGCCGATGTCCAGCCGCACCCGACCGCCCGGGTCGCTGATGGCCCCGACCAGCGACACGTCGCAGCGCAGGATGTCGGCGCCCGCAGGCACGGCCAGGATGCAGTAGGCCGCCGTGCCGTCCTGAACGTGCGACTCGGCCACCCACGCGCCCAGGCGCAGGCTGTAGGGCGTCGTCGTGGTGTCCACGATGGGCGTGGCGTGCGTCACCGTCGCCAGGTGCGCGCCGGCCGCGCTGTAGTAGCGCACCGACATCTGCCCCGCCCACGACGCGATCAGGCCGTTGATCTGGCCTGTCTGCGAGGTGCCGGCCGCCCAGGTGGCGCGGGCGGTGGAATCGAGAATGAAAAAGCCCACGAAATGCCTTATGCGATGCGCAGCAAGCCGGTAGTAGCGTCGTTTGTCGGCATCGTCAGAGTGAGCGTGCCTGCAGTAACCGTCTGCGCAGAGAATGTGTACACCGCAACCGCTTTGTCCGTAGCGCTCGTGTCGTTATAGATCAGCACTGCATCAGTCGGACCAATAGTGACCGTCGTATATGCCAGCGAAGCCGAAGGTGTCCAGTACGCGGTAGTACCTGACGAAGTAGGTGCGGTTGCGTTAGTTACTGCGATGCCGCCAGCCGTGTATCCGGTGCCAGTGACTTCGCCAGTTGACGAGTACGTAGTCGTACTCGCATTCACCGTAGCCGAAGACAAATACAGCGCGGCTTTGAAAGAATCTGCAGTAGTGCCTGCACGGATTACCGATGTCCCGAAGGCATGAAGTCCATTCAGAAGATCGACCTTGAAGCTCGTGCAGACTGCCTGTGTATTTGCCATGATGTGTTACCCAAAGATAGCTTGTTGAAGACCCGCATCCATGCCTTTTTTCAGGTAGCAATGCGAATTGCGTTTAACAACTTCACCGTCAAGCAAGTACTCTTCGGTAAAAGTGATGTCGTTCTCAGTGTTCAACCACTGATGGCGATATTGAAGCGAAGCAACTGGGATGTTGCCCTTTGTGGTGTAGATGAGGGGTTCGTCCATTTTAGTTTCTGTAGTTGCCTGACTTCAGCTTGCCTTCAGAATACTCTTTCAGCAGCTTCAAGTTCACAGCATACTGTTCTGAGTACGCCTTCAGAATGTCTTCTTCCGACTTCATGAAAACAGCAGCTTCAACAAGTGAACCATAAAAAAGTACGTTGTCGAAATTATTTCCTACCCAGCTAGTTGTCGCAGTGACGATGCTCTCTGGGTAGTAGAAGTAATGAAGCTCAATCGTCGTGTTGTCTGCTGGAGTTGGTGCGATCAACAAGGAGTCCGAGTCAAACTGCGCATAGAAGCGCGGAGTTCCTGTCGTGCTGGGGTTCGGAAACATCTCCCGAAGGAAGCTGACATCCTTCAGCAACAGGTAGCTGTACTCTCCGCTCGTCACCGCAGCCAACTCCCAAGGTGCTAGGTAGTCGGTCGGCAGCGTAACGTAGGGGATGCTTGGCGGAATGGCACTCGTTGCATTCTTGCGCAGCGCCGGAATCTTTACTGCTTGGTAAATACGCTTCTCTGCATTCTTTACCATCATTGGGATGTTCGCCACAAACGTATCGTCTGTGTTCTCTGTCTCCGCAATGATGGCGTCGTAGAGTTCGGTATAGTTCACACAGACTCCAGCACGACACTAAGCAAAGGAAGACTGACTGACGCCGCAATATCGAGTGGATCAATCTTATAGTCTAGCCAATATTGGCGAACCACTTCCCACGCGATTGCAACAGCCAAGGTAATACCAAACGCTACGTATTTTGCTTCTAGCGTATTTAGCGTTTCCAAAACACGCACTAAAAGCATAAAGAATGCCTGCCCGTAGACAGCGTGATTGGCCTTATCTTCAGGAATCAAGATGCGATCAACATTCATCGTGAGTCTGCCAGTGAAGTATCTGGACGTGGGTCGCGCAAGGCTTGCGGGTCGTCAAACTTTACTTTGCCAATACGATACTGCGGGTGGTCGGGTTCCCAGCATTCAGGACACGTTTTGATATTTGTACGCTTCTCATTGATCGTGACTTTCTTCATCAACGACAGCTTAACGCGAAATCCGCATCGGTCACAAAAACCGAATGCGTTCTTGCCAGAAGCAAACGTACTCATATCGACGCCCTCGGAGGCACAATACGAAACGGTACCCGCTCTCTGTCTTCAGCAGCAGCGTTTCTCCAGAGCTTTTCATATTCCGCTTCCAGCATTGGCAGACGGTCCATCAACTCAGGACGCTTCATTGCCAACTTATATGCCAAGCCTGCCGTAAGGCATGGAAGGAACCGCTGCGGAATATCATATGTCAACGCACCAGAACCGCCCGTATCCTGAATCCTGCGCATGCGCCAATAGACGAGCGTGTAGTCATCGGTGCTGGGCACGGGCCACACTGTCAGTTCTGGTGCAATCTGACGATCTACCCAGACTTGTACTGGACGACCTGTAGTGGTTTTTACTGGGATTGTAGCATACGTAGACATGCCGATACGTGAAATTGCAATATCTGTCTGCGTTGACCCGACAGTCTGTCGCAGCACCATCTGAATAACATCAATAGTATCTACCGGTAGCGAATACGTAGCGACTCCAGTAAAGAGAGGAATGACCCCTTCCTCTACCGTCCAAAGATTATACCCACGATTTGCCCAATCCAACGCGAGCAAGTTGAGGCTACGCCGCGCAGTCCGAATATCGTATCCGGTACGCGCTTCAGCGCCTGCGATTTCCCAGGCTTCTTCGATGATATCTGCTATGTCTAATTCAAACGTAGCAGTTCCAGAAGTTGTCACCAATACCTCACGTCATTTTGCAGTTCTTGGTGCGAGTAGCGCAGCCTTGTCCCCGGACCTTGCCGCCTGCGGCCATTTTACGCTTAACTTTACCCCCACATGCAAGCCCAGATTCCTTTTCCTCTCGGGCGCGATTGACTGCCTTGGGGTTAAGAAAATTTACGCCTTTTTTAGGAGTCTCTGCAGGGGCGTCATCAGGCTTCCGGGGGAGGAAGTTGGGGCCTTGCTGCTTCGGCCCGCCAGGGAGCGGGAAGCGCTTGCCGATGAGGGCTTTGCGCTTGGCTAGGTAGTCGGATTCTTCACTCATCAATACACCCCCGAGAACTTCTTGCCCTTGGTGGCGCATCCAGTACCGCGAACAGAGCCGCCAGCAGCGAAGCGCTTCTTCATCTTGGCAGAATCTTCCTTCTTCTCACCCATCGCATACTCGCGCGGAGTGATCTTACCTGCCTTGATAGCTTTAGCTTCCTTCAGTTCTTCACCGTAAGATTCTTTGCCTTTGAACAGAGACATCGGCTTCTTCATCTTTGCCATGATATTTCCTTAGCAGTTCCACGCTTTGAGCGACAATGCCTTACGAGTCGGTCTACCCTTCTCATCTTTCATTGGGCCAGGATTCCCATTCATGCGTGCACAAAATGACTTCTTTCTACCTGCGTCAGCTTTTGATTTCGGATTCGGTGCAGGCGGTTTCAGGTTGGCGCCTTCAGTCTTCTTGAAGTGCGCCCTCCCGGCAGCGTTAAGACCTCCTTTTGGGTCTTGATACGCTTTCTTAGCCATAAAACACCGTAATTGCCGTCAGCCCCGAGATAGTTACATGCACGTCCGTCAAATGACGGATACCGTTACCCGGCACATATGCAGTAGCTGTACCTGTATTGTTCAGCGTCATCAATGTGGTGCCGCCAGAACCGCCATCTTTGAAAATAGCGGTGCCCGTACCAGTAAGAAAAGCGCCGCGTACCCGAGTCGGACCCGAGTACGCAGTGCCAGTCGAAGTCAGGTACGCTGATTTGACATCAGTGTCCATCATTCAGTCCTTACGTTCCGCTATCGCCAGGATAGGTGCCATCTGCAGCACGCTGCATGTAGTACACAGTGACAACGACAGAGCCAGCAGTCGGGTTGCCCGTAGATGCGGTGAACGTGCCCGTAACGGTAACATCAGAAGTACCGATGTTGTTACATGCAGCAGGAACGAACTGAGCATCCATCAGCGCTTGCGTCTGACGAGTAGCCGCAGTCGGAACCGCAACCGAAGTAGTGAACGCGTTTGCGGTGCCTGATTTACCTAGCGTAGCAGCAACAGCCGAAACAGAACCGCCAGTAATAGCAGTAACCGTCTCGATGCTAAAGTTAGTGATCTTTGCGCCGGCAGGCAAAGTAAATAGGCTCACTGCACTAGGCGAAGTCGTGATGCTGCCAAATGGCACCGTGGCCGTTTGCGCAAGAATCGGAGTACCTGTATTCTTCGCAGTAACCAAACCATCACGTTGCGTGCCTACGCGCAACGGACCAGAAAAAGTAGTTCTTCCCATGATTTACCTCTGTCTATTTAAGTCTGCTTTCGCAGTCAGATGGAAAAAGGGGAGACACGATGCCTCCCCAAGGTATAAGGTTCGGCTTAGTACCTCACCCACTATCTTCGGCGCAGCCCCTGCTAAGTGATTGATTTAGCAGGGGTTTTTCATCAGGCACCCGCAGAACCCCACATGCCCAAATGGTCAGAATATCCGAAGCTGTAGCGCTCACGGGCCTTGTAGCGGGCGTTGCCCGTGTCGAAGTCGCTGTCCATGCCGGTCTTCATCGGGACACGCACAAAGTGCTTCATGCCGTTCGGCACATCAGTCTTGATGAAGTAGGCGTTGGTATCCGTCAGATAGTTGTTGACAACATAGCCCTGCGGGAAAATGCCGTTCGACTTGATCGCGTTCAGGTCGTTGTCAGCAGTACCAACACGTTGCTCAGTTTCCAGCAGGCGCGTAGCAACGAATTGCAGTTGCGGTGGGATGATGAGCTTGCGCGGCTTGGCAACGATCAGCAGGCCGCGCTCGTCGGTCCACTGATTGATCTGGATAACCGCAGCTTCCAGAGTGGTTTCACTCAGGTCGGCAGCAGTGCCCAGGTTGCTGTTGACGCCGCCGCTCACCAGCGGGTGCGAAGCGCTGAAGAGAGGAACGCCGTCGCCACCGTTCGTAGCGAAGCCGGTATTCAGCACAGCAGCAGCTTTAGTCTGCTTGGTGTATGCCATCGCACGGGCAAGCGCCTTGGTGTAGCGTGCCGACAAGCTGTCGTACAGGTTGTCTTCGACAGCCTCTTCCGTCAGCGAGAAGCCCATCGCAATCGTCTCGTGGGTGTAACGAGAGATGTACGATTCTTGCGCCGAGTCATAGACCAGCGCGGCGCCTTCGTTCTTGACAGGAGCGTTGCCGAAGCCCGACAGCTTCACTTCTTCTTCAAAGCTACGATCCGAGTTCTCGGTTTCGTAAATTTGCGTGTGTTGGTTTTCGTACTGCTTATACGAAAGACCAAACAGCGCATTCAACCCAGGAAGCAGTTCCTTGAGTAGTTGTGCACGGGTAATAGCAGCCATGTTTAGTTACCTCTATTTCTGAAGTTGTTGATTAGGCTACCGTTAGGTACCCGTGGTGGCATCAGTGAAGTGCATGCCCGATTGGTACGTGACCAGAACAGCCGTGAAGTTGCCAGAAGCGTCAGCCGATGCACGGTCAACATCAATAACCTTCAGCGGCAGCGTGTTGGTAGTAGCAGCGCCCGTCACGGCAACGTCGGAAGTACCCGTCGAAGTCGTATTCTGAACAGCAGCCACATTCTTGCCGATAACCGCAGCAGCAGTTTGACCCGCCACAACAGTCGTGCCAGAAACGTACGCGACACGGAAGACCAGCTTCGGATCGGCAGCAATAATCGCCATTGCGTCAGCAGCGACAGTGCCAGCCGTCCAGTTAGTACGGAACGTCTTGCCGAGAGTTGCATCGGTGTACGAGCAACCCTGGAACACGCCGACAACGCCACCCGTGGGGATGGTCGTGGTACCCGTCCACTTGGCGACTACGCCAGAGGCGATAGCAACCACGTCACCCGGACGCAGGGCAGTAGCGTACCCCGAAGTGATGGGGTATTCCTGAACAGTGCCTGCGTACGGAATGCCGCCGACTAGCTGAACAGGTTGAAGGCCGAAAGGCTTAGTGTATGCAGGCATGTTTTACCTCTTAGGTGTAGTTAATCGCCCTTGCCGAAGGGAGTAACCTTTGTCTCACGGTTGTTAAACAAAGGCATGCGGGGATCATTCTCTCGCATCAGGTTGTTATCGACTGCTTCCATCTGACGGTTGCTGAAGTCGTTAAAGTACTTGTTGCGAGCCTCAATTACTTCTGTGGGAATCTTGCACAGAACAAGTGCCCCAATCTCAATATTGCCAGCGCTACGTGCGCTCGGGTCCACACTCGTTTCCATCTCAGGATGGTCAGCCAGCGGAACCGGAACCCACCCTTCACGCATCGCACGCCCAAAGTTGTTAACGTCTTGATAGGCGCCAATCGACTTGCGAATGTACCGATAATGCATTCCAGGCGGGGCCTTCGGCATCGGAAGCGCTTCGGCAGGCTTCCACTGGTACTTACGGAACTCTTCTGGATTGCGCTCCTGCAGACCCCGAACAGCGTTGTCCCGAACTTGTGTGTCACGTGCGGTACGAACTTGTTGGTCAGCCATTGCTATTCTCCAGTTTGATTTTTTCTGCTGCAAACTGTTCAGGCGTAAGACCGAACTTGCGAGCGAGGTTGAGTTCCGATGCGGTTAGGGTAACGCGCTTTTTGCCGCCTACAGAGCGAGATGCGGGGGCAACAGGGCTAGAACGGGTTTGCCGTTCCGGCTTGTCATCAGCTTCAAACTTCTCTGGGAAGCGAGCTTTAACAGCCTCATCGAGCTTGCGGTAGTAAACCTCGGGCTCGGTACGGGGGTCTACCCCCTTATCGACCAAATCTTCGTGTACCCCGAAGGCGAAGGCGGTCATCGCTTTGTCTTTTTGGAACCAAGCGCTGTTCCTTGCAACCCAATCCTGAGCCCGTGGGTCGGGGGCAGGGCGAGTCGATGGTGGCGACTGTACCACCGTTTTTTCGGCTTGTGTAGCCGCACGCGAACTTTTTTGCGAAGCCAGCGTGTTGCGCTGCGACACGAGGTCGGCCAACTTCATCTGCGCCTCTACCGCCGCCTCGGTGTCGTAGGCATCCAGCGCGTCTTTGTACGCCTTGCGGGCAACCTGCAGATCAGCCTCGACACGTGCCATCTCAGCCGTCTCGGAAGTCTCGCTCAGCTTCGACGCGCGGTCTTCAAGCGCCTTGCGCTCTGCCAATGCTTGCTGAGCGAACCGGATGGCCTCGTCCCGCTCCTGCGCGGCCTTGGTAGCTGCTCGGGTAGCTTCCTCACGGTCGAAGGTCAGCTTGCCGATCCTCTTGCGCACCGATTCCGAATACTGCGCCAGTTCTTCCTCGGTCGGGTCTTCCTCGACTGCATGAGCCTTGGGCTTGGCCTTCGCAGGAGTCTCTTCGGGCAAATCTACTTCTTCTGCCTCGACAGCTTTCTCTGAGCGCTTCAGCAGCTTCTGTGCTGCTTCTACATCAATGTCGTCCAGATCGACAGTAGACTCAATCTCGTATTCCGTATTGAGCGTTCCCATATCAGCCTCCAACTCGCTTGATGCCGCGCGGATCATCAACAACCGCCTCAATGGCATCGTCATTGACTAGGCGCATCTCTTTGCCATGGACTACGATGCGCACGCCACCGTAGGGGCGGATGACAACGAAGTCACCTTGCTTACACCACGGACCAGACGGAAACTTAGCCTTATCCAAGTAGCAGTCAGGCCCCATAGCGGCCACGAACGCAACTACTGAGGCAACCTCATCATTGCGCAGCGTGTTATCCGACTTCAGGATACCACTGGCGTACTCTTTCTCTTGCTCAGGCAGAATGAGCAGTAGTTTGTATCCGGTAGGCTGCGGCAGCATCTTGCCACGCTCCTGCACAGACATTTCTTCCACGTCATTCTTGGTTTCTTGCATCATCTGCCGAAGATGCGCAGGGATATACAGATCAGATGTCATCTTTGCTCCACGAGGGTAATAAGTTCTTTGTGTCGTTCCAGGCATTTCACAAGCGCTTGTCTTTTGCCAACCAGTCGCTTGTACTCATCGAAGGAAGTTATTGACCCTCCAAGAATAGTCTTCTCGGTGTTGCCAATCTCTTCCTGCAATTCTTTGTGGTACTGCTTGTTCAGTCCCGCGAATACTTCACTCATTTTTTATCTCCAGCAGTGGTATCTTTCTTCTGCTGTGCAGCCATGCGTTCCTGATGCTGCTGTCGGCGTACGGCAAGTTCTGCATCCAGCCGCGCTTTGCGCTCGGCACGAGTCTCTTGGCCGCGTACCTGAGCCGTTTTTGTCTGCAACTCAAGCTGATGCCGCTCGTTCGCACGACGTTCTTGGTTCTGCGTCTGTAGCGCCTTAGTCTGCATCTCCAGCACACCCTTCTGCACTTCAAGCGCCTGCTTACCGGGGGCGCCTTCTGCGGCAATTTTGCCTTCCTGTTGCGCTTTCAGGTACTCAAGCTGTAGCCCACCTTCCTTAACTGCTACTTCACGTCCCTTCAGCTTCAGCTCTTCCTGCTGCATCTGAACTAGCGGGTCTTGTGCACGTTGTTGTGCTTGAGCTTGAGCCTGTTCATTCTGATTCTTGGCTTGGACGATTGAAGCCGCCTGTGCCAGCAAGCCAGCAAGGGCATATTCAGTTTCCGTGTCCATTTCCTCGTTGGGATCGGGCAGTTCCACGCCCATCGTCTGCTGAATCTGCGAGCGATAAAGGTAGGCTGCATGTTCAGCAATGTGTGCCTGCATCGAGTTGAACATCATTTGCGCGTTCGGGTTCTGCCCCAGCAGCATCCCAATTTTCGGGTCTTGCATGAACGCTTGATGCACCATGATATGCGACTGATGGTCTTGTGGTGCGAACGCCTTCACGGGTTTGCCCATCAAGATAGCCATATTCTCCGCCACTGGGTCACGCGGTTTCTGATCCTCTGGCAGCGGCACGATCTTCGCAATGTTCTTCAGCCCCAGCGTCTGCAGCATTTCACGGTGCAAATATGCTTGGTCGTAAAGCTGCGGAGCCTTCTGCGACAGGTCGAACGCAGCCTGGAACTGCGCAATACGCACCCCCATCGTCGTAGCGTTAGGGTCGCTGACCGGGATTATGTCTGCAGTGTCGTAATCGGAGTCTTTTGTGGTCTTGCTCGGATCAGCCTCGTACGGATATGCACGCTCGCCATTGTGCTTAACCAAGTCCTTGAGCAGCTTGAACTCAATCCGCATTGACGCGTGTACGCGCGCCTGCACAGCGGAAAGTGTTTTCAGTTGTCGCTCAATTAGCGCTAGTGTAGTGCCAACAGGGGCATTCTGATTAGCAGAAGTAAACGCCGAATCGGAGATGTTCGCAGCCTTGCGTCCATCTTCTACGATTGTATTCAGCAGGTTGTACAGCGTGGCACTAGGCTCTTTGTACGGCAGCGGCATGATACCGTCACGCAGCGTACCCGTACTGACATCTACATCGCGGAACTCGCCCGGTTGGATGGGGTCGTCGTTACTGATAACCCGCAAGTCACGTGACTTGAAGCCGCCAGGGATGTTAGCCAGCGTGCCCGCATCGACCAACTGCCGCAGCAGTTTAGTGCCCGCATCGGCGTGTGACCCGACCAAGTGCACCAGCCCAAATCCGTAGAATCCGAAACCAGTAATGTATGTGTAGTGTACGAAGTGCTGCTGTTTCCGCTTCTGGGGGTCATTCTTTGCCCAGTTACGGCGAATAGCCATCAGCCTATTTGTAGACTTGTTAATAGTGATGACGTAGGGCCACGCGTACGCCTGCTCGTCTTCACCGTCTTTTGTCGGCTCGATTGTCAGGTCAACCATCATCTCCAAGATAGGGTACATCTCGGAGTTAGACCCGTCTACGCCGAGTACCTTGTCTTTCTCGGCTTGTGTCTCATCCGTACTGACTACAGGATCGCCAATCTCGTCGTCAATGTACGCGCCGCTGGCTATCATGCGCTCGATCCAATTCTTTGGGCGGCGCATGACGTGCGTAACACGTTCAGCAGAGGCTAGATCAGATGCCCCATAGTTAACAACTACATCTTCAGCTGGCACGAACATCGACGCTTGCCGACCAAATGACGCGTCTTGGTACACCTTCTTGAACGCAGAACCCGCGATTGGCAGGCTCCATAGCATGCGCTCGTGCTCGACACGGTACTCAGGCATCTCTTCTGTAAGGCGCCAGTTCATGTCGTCTTTCACACGTTCACTGGCAGCAATGCGTGCAGGTGTCTGTTTACCGACAAGCTGCACCTTTACCGGACCCTGCGCGGGGAATGTCTCGGTGATTGACTCCGATTGGAACCGAACAACCGCCTCAGTCAACAGTGGGTGGATGACGCCGCACGCGCCTTCCCACGGCTCGCTACGATCCTCGATCTGTAGCCCCAGGAGTTTCAGCCCTTTACGGTACGTCTTCTCCCACTCGTCCCGGCTACGCAAGTCCTGCTCGTAGTCAGCTATCCATTCACTGACCTTGGCATTCAGTTCTTCCGTCGCATCCTCGCTTTTAAATACCGTCTCCAGCAAGTTAGCGTCGTGGTCATCTTCAACTTCTATCTCAATCTCGACTATTGCGCCTTCTTCCTCTGGCATGATAATCTCAATTTCTGGGTCCGCACGCTGCGTGATGTCAGTAATCTCGCCTTGATACGCGCCGTCTGTGATGGCTCCCGCTGCGGGCAGATTCTTCTCGATCATGTTATGTCCTAATAGTAGGCCGCACTTCTACGCGGCTTGAACCGATAATCTGCGTCGTCCTCATCCGAGGGCAGCGTGATAAATCCACCGTTGCGGAAGCGCATCAGGGCCATAGTGGCGGTGTCCACGAGGTCGTCGTTCTTCCCTGCTGGGAAGTCGTTGCATTGCTCGATGACTTCCTCGGCCCACTTGTACTGCGGCGCCCATACTAACCCAGATCGCACGATGTCTGCAATAGAGTTCACGCGCGCATACTTAGTGTTCGACTGCCCCGGCGCTCCGCGCGATGGCGTGTACTCTTGGATCGGTACTCCCATCCTACGCATTTCCTGCGCTAGAGCAGCACCGTTAGATTTCTTCTCGATGATGAAACAGTCTGGTTTCCAGAACTTATATTCACGCAGAGCTAGGTCTTTTAGCTCGGGAAACTCCAGCCGTTTGTTGATGGCATTCAGCAAGATTATGTTAGCTATCTTGCGTCCCTCGTCATTGTCGAAATAAAACACACCCCAGGTTGTCAGAGCCGTGTAGTCACTGCGTTTGTTGGCTTCCTGCGCAGCATCCAGCGCCATGATGATGTACTCGCACTCAGGAGCCTCGTCCTTGATCCATGTTTTCCACCACTCCTTCTTTATCAGTGCGCCTTCTTGCGAGACAGGGTTCTGTTGGTACTGCGCTTGCCACTGGAATGTGGGCATCGACGCGCGTGTGCGTTTAAGTGACTCCAGCGTCCACTGTTCCGGCCACAGAGACTTCTCGTTATCGGTGCCCTCATTCAAAATAGCCGGAAACTCAGTGTAATCCCACTGATCCGACTCTTTCTCCTTGGCTGACTCTTCTATGAGGCGCCCGATCAGGTCGTTTTTAGCCCAACGCGTGTGCAGGACGACTACGCGCCCTCCTGGCATCAGGCGAGTACGTGCGCCGTAGGCGTACCACTCATAAACCTTGTCGAAGACCTCGTAGTTGCCGTTCAGAATGTCCTGTTCCGAGAACGGATCATCAATAATAAGCAAGTCAGCGCCTCGTCCAGCGACTGCGCCCCCCACACCGACCGCGAAAAACTCACCGCCCTCGTTTGTAGTCCATCTGCCTGCCGATTTACTGTCAGCAGACAGCGAAACTAGCGGAAATATCTCCTTGTACTCCTTTGTGTCGATCAAATTTCGGACTTTTCGACCGAAATCAACCGCTAGGTCAGCCGTGTGCGATGAAATAATCAGCTTCTGTTCAGGGAAATTACCCATGAACCAAGCAGGAAAGTACAGAGACAGCAGCAGAGATTTACCGAACCGAGGCGCGATAGATGTAGCAAGCCGATCTACCTCCCCGCGAGCCGCAGCTTCTAGCTTATGCGCAAGAATCTTGTGGTGTGGGCCTATCTTGTAGGCTTTATTTATGCGCTTGACGAACGTAAGCAGTGATTCTCGTGCCGACTGTGCTTCTTTCCGCTTCGCCCACTCATCCAGCAAGTTCAGGACGTGCATCTTCTCCGCGTTGTCCATTAGAGGAAGCGCGGATCGGAGGGCTTCTATCTTTTCTGGGGTCATTAGTCGCCTGTCTGGAAGTGTGCCAGCAGGTTGTACATTGCTCCCATCATGCGCAGGCGCGTAACTGGCTTTACTGTCGAACTCCACATGCGCGTGCAGTCATCCGGCTCAATGCCCACAGTCGCAAATGCAACAATCTCACCCGCTTCAACTGCCTGTCGTAGTCCGTCGATGACATTAAGCGCCTCTTCTTTAGAGTCGGTCGGCAACTGTATGACGCGGAGATTGCTCATGATCGTAGTTTAGTCCCATACTCATACTCTTCCCTCCCATCGGCGCTGTTGTGCACCCATACTCCCGGACACGTTGGGTCTTCATCAGGGCAGCACCAACACTTCATAGAGAGTATGTGGTCATTCAGGTCGTTCAGCGGGAACACGTGACCAAGACAGTCCAAGTCCTTGTGCTCTATGTATGCCCACTTGTTACTGAGCGGAGTGTCTTTGTTAATCATCGACATCATTATCTACGCGCTGCACCAGGGGTGTCGCTGGGTTGAATGTCAACTTCTCTAGACGCTTGTTAATCTCATCTTCGATCTGCTCGTCGGAGAGTGTTTTAGTCACTACTTCCGTGCGCTGCGTAAATAGTGCGACTTCAGTGACCTCGCCCAACATCTTCAGTGCTTTAAGGCGCACTTCCGGTTTCTTATTGTCAGCTTCATCAAGCAAGCGCTTGACAATGAATCCCCGTAGCTCTTTAGCCTGCTCTACAAATGACCAGTCGTACTCAGACAGCATGAGCGCGGTCTTCTGTACAGCAGCCGGCGTCTTCAGTGCCAGGGCTATCTTTTTTTGTTCCTCACGGGATTTCTCGTGGAATGCGCCGGTAGCTGCCCCGAATGCCTGGGTAGCCAGCGCCCCCTCAAGCGCGGGGTCTGAGGCGCCCTCGTCCTCGATACCGAGGTTCTGGAGCCACTGGGCCGTGTCCACCTTGGCGCGCACGATGTCTGCGGGTGTGGCCGCACCGACATCCACAAACGAAGAAGCCGCTTCGTTGAGCGGCTCGATTTGGTTCAGGAGATGGCTAAGCATGCTGGCGCGAGGTTATCATACCAACTCTCCTAGAGGGTGGGGCGCTAGTGAGGCGCCCCTTCGACCCCTGGCGCAAGCTGGGGGTCTTTTTTCTGCGGGTTGGGCGGCTGTTAAGCCGTACGCCAAACGCGGATGCCCTCGTCGGTGACACGGACGGCGAACTTGCCGGCGTCCGAGTAGCGCTTGCTGAACGCGCCCACAGCACTACGGATCGTAGCAGCCTTGGTGTCATCACTCACGCGGAACGACTGACCCACTTCCATCTGCGCGAAGGGGTACTTGCTGCCACGCCGGCCACCAGGGGCAGTACGCTTCGGCAGGGGAACGTCATTTTCAAGTTCAAAAGCCATTTTTAGGTTCCTAGAGGTTGGTGTGGCACCTGCCACGGGTTGAAATATAGCACAGGTTTTGGCGCGTGCAAGTGAAGGTGTCGCTTTTGGCGTGCCTTCTCTGGCTTTTGGTGGTTTTGCCACCACGACCCATTTCTGGGGCCAGGGCTTCGTGCACCTACGTCTATCCGTAGTGACTTACCGCGACGGAATTCTAAACCACTGACACGCATCGCAATAATAACTTGAGTCGCTTGTAGGGTTATTGTTTGCCGGATCGCGTTCGTAGTCTTCAAACAGGCGCACTAGCTGCTTGGCTACGCGCCAACGTGAGGCGCCGGGTGGAGTCTCGTTGCACAGCTTCAGCAACTGGCCCGCTAGGGTGGTGGGGTACGCGTCGGCGGATGAGAAGGAGTTCATCAGTACCTCCTGAATACGTATCCGGTGCGCGGTGTCAACAGCCACCTACCCCACTCTAAGTTGTTCTCTGTGCTTCCTTTGCGTAGGTGCTTCAAAACAATTCTTGACTTGAGTGTGGGGTCTTTATTTGTGGGATTTTTTTCGGCCATTGCGTCTAGTACGCGCCGGGGGATGGGCTCGTTCATTCTACATCCTCCATTTTACCTATTTCCATTTCACGGAAGTATCCTGCTATCCAAATATTGTGATGTGGTTGTGTACGTTCTAGGTAGGGCAGCACGTTTGGTCCCCAGCATAGAATAGTTGACTCTACTAGAGGGTCTTTATTCTCGGGATTTTTTGCAATCCCTACCCCGTTCTTCGTAGTTGGATTTGGCATGGTTTTGACGGTTTGAGCGGAATAGTGTGTATAGCACGACGCCTACTCACTGTACCACAAACGGGGGATGGGGGTAGGTGGGGTTCTGCACCGTCACAGCGTAGCCCTGATTCCCCTGTATGGTAAAATAGAGTCATCGTTGGTTGGTGCTGTGTCAACGACGCTGATGTTGTTTACGTGATGTATACAACGCTGCACTACAGCACATCTCTAGGAGATACAAATGTCCAAGCAAGTTCGCACCCTGACCCGCATCGCCACAGCCATCGTGTCGCATGTCAACGCACAGACGGCACTCACGGCTGAGCGGGCCACGCTGCTCAAGCAGGCGCAGACGTTGGCGCTGCCCGAGAAGGCCAAGATCGACGCGGAACTCGTGAACTACTACGCCGTGCAGGCCAACGTGCCCGTCAAGGCCCGCGAGAAGGGCGAAGCCGGCGAGGGTCGCTGCTCCCTCGTTGCCGTCTGGGCGCGCGACGAAGAAAAGAAACTCACCAGCAAGAGCAACGCCGCGTCCGTTGCGCTCAGCCGTGCACGGGCCATCCTGTTTGCGACACAAAAGGCGAAGGCCAAGAAGTCTGTGCAGTCCAGCAACGAAGCCGTGTTCGACAAGCTGGAGAAGCTGGCTGCGCTGGCCGTCGAGAAGCACGACAAGGCGCAGATCAAGGCGCTCAAGCAGCGCGTCACGGCTGTCCTGCTGATGCTGTCGGCCTGACTATCAGGTTGGCGGTTCCGATAGGCCCTCTTAATCGGGGGCGTTCTTCGGCCTGTGCATTCTTCCCATTTAGAGTGCACAGGCTCTTTTTGTTTACTCAAGGAAAACAATCATGGCATCCCCTCACGTCACCCAAACCCACAACGAGTGGGTCATCTACGTCATGCGAGCGCGCATTGATTACGCTGGCATGTGCTACCGCTACGCGCTGCGCTGGCCTAGCCCGACTGCTTGGGCTTCGTGGGCGCGGGCGATGCGCTCGTGCCGCGATTGGAAATACACTGCCATCCCGCGCTTGATGGCACGCGACTTCAGTTGAGTTCATGTAGGGGGCAGCATGTGTGCCCCTTGTCATGCGCTCTGCCTGCGTGTGTGTACGCCCGTAAGACGGGTTGTTTACGTGGAGAAAACAATGTTCATCATCAAGTTCACCCTTCGCATCGGCTCACGCTCTGTCTCTGTCGCCATCAAGACCAAGAAGTACGAGCGTGCTGTCGAACTGACCCAACAACACCGTGCCGAACATGCGCGTGCGTATCTCGGCAACGTACCCCTCAACCTGCATACCATCCGGGGGTAAGATGAAACACTTCAACCTCCAATCCCACATCGGTAAGGCACGCGCCCCCGATGGCATACTCGATCTTGTCGATCATTACGAAGGCAAGGCCGAAGGCACGTGCATCAACACGTCATCTTTCCCCCTTCTCAAGGAATGGTACGAAGCGAACAAACATCGGCCCAACATGCGCGTGTATGCGGTCATCGAAGACCTACAACACGCCGACCAACGCTAATCCACCGCATTGTTTACGTGCGGTAAACAACTGGAGAATGTCTTGAAGAACGTAACTGATATCACTGCATCTGACTGGATCACACTTCGCGTCATGCGTGAAATGGCACGTGTTGGCGGCATGGACAAAGCCCTGCGCGGAAACGAAACCTCGCGCGCAGTTCTGTGGCTACACAACAAGTATGGAATGACTCTACTGGGTGATGCAATGAAGCTGATTGACATGGCGCGTCGTGAAGAAGACAAACAACACATAGAACGCGCCTGCCGCATCGGTAGCACACTCATGGGCGACGAACTGCCGATGGAGTGCATGATTACCGAACTGATGGAAAACGACTTTTAGTTTACAAGGAGTAAACAATCATGACATACCTTCGCATCCGTCTCAACAAAACACCACGCACTTCGCAACCTACGTCTACCGATAGCGAACCTGTCATAGGCGAGTTCGTCGTGAAGTGGAACAACGGCTACTGGAAATTGTGGAACTGGCAGAGGGGCGCCTACCAGATTGGCGCCTTCCACACGCGGGCGGAAGCCCTGGAAGTGGCGCAGCTAGGCCGCTGACCCCCGAGCGAGGGCGCCCAAGCCCTCGCATTAGACCTAAAAGTCATCAAGTATCACGGTGATATCACTTTTAGGTCTAAGAACAGAATTGTCTCAGGCGCAATCCCGACTAAATCCCTCGACAGCGCCTAAGTCTCTGTCCCTCAACAACTTTTCTCTTCTTACTACAATACCTTTATCTAATATATTACGTCAGCAGGATCTTTAAGAGTACCCTCCCCTCCCCGACTCACTAGGTCAGGGAGGGGAGGGTACTGTCTTCATATGCGTTCATTCTTGGGAACAATGGTCAGTATTGTAGTAATGGCCCTTTTTCCTAAGCGCATCAACGACTTAACCGCTGTCGAGTGTTTTACTCAGGATTGCGCTGACTAGGGCCAATCAAGAATCACTCTCATTTGACCCTACATCTAGTGCTGTTTGTTTTTTCACGTTGACTTGGAAAAACAAAATCACATTAGCTCGGTGCGACAAAAAAGAACAAACCCAATTTGGCGGCTTTTTGTTCACTCCCCCTGCGCTTTAGTGTCCCGGGGGCAGATCATTTTTTGTGTGGGGCAGGGGGTTGACTTCGCTCCCGATCCCTAGTACGCTTTCGTTCCGGGGACTGCACAAAAAGCTGTGCAAAAGCCCCCCGGACCCCCCTGTTTTTCTATCCCTTCCCCCACCCAGAAACGAAAGACATCCCTATGGCTACTAAGCGCCCCGCCCCCGCTGATTTTTGTGACCCTCCCACTGAGATTTGGACACCCCTCACTGTTGGAATTACCGATCTTGAGCTAAGCAATCACGGGCGCATGCGCTACGCTGACGAGAAGCAGCGGCCTGTGCGCTACATATACGAAGAAAATGACGTACCTAAATTCAACATCAAGTACCGCACTGTTCGTGGTGGGTTTCAGTTCACATCTAAGCGCAGTGTGCCGAAGATGGTGGCGGAACACTTCTTACCTAAGAGTGAGTTGCCGAGAATCCGACACAAGGACGGCGATAAGATCAACTGTCGTGCCGACAACTTAGAGTACGTTGACTACCCGCGCAAGGCAGTGTTACCTAGTGTCACAGCGTCTGGGCCGACAATAGATGAAATGTATGCCAGCGGCGCGTGGACATACGACTACGCAGTGCACAAGCACAAAGTAGCTAAGGTAAAGAGCCCGTTCACTATGGAGAGGCGCCCCGATCTGCCGGGACAGGATCATCTGCCGGAATATCTGCGTCGATCTGTCCCCCTGGCCGAGTGGGAAGCACAAAAGACCTACAACACGCCCGCCCCGCAGCCCGAGCAACCGCCCCCGGCGCCTGCGTACCCCCTCTCCACCGAGCCTCAGTTGGACGCGCACGGCAACGCACTGCCTACGCCCTTCCCGGTAATTCCAGAAAAATTACCAGAGGAAGATGAGCGCGACATTGAAGGCTCTGGACTGTACTTCTCGCAAGCGCGTGCTGCTGACAAGGCGTACTTGACTCTCTTGCGCAAGGAAGACAAAACGCCCATAGAGACTGCGGCGTTCAAGAACCTCAAGCGGGTGCTCGACTATGACTGACTATCCGCTACTCCCGCCCGACTTTTCGTGGGTTAAGCTAGAAAACGGCGATATGCTCGCGCGTACTGAGCGCAGAGGCGTTGCCATAATATCTAACTTGCCTGAAATGAAAGATGAAGAAGACTACGATGGGCTATTTTATGCTTCATTTCTTGACGATTCTGATGATGGAAGCATCTACCATCCGTCCATCTTGGCACCGCCCGTGCCGGGTTTTGGCACACAGCAGGAAGCATGAGTAAGCGAATGTGGGGAGACTCGTGCGCAAAACTGATAGGGAACATACTATTACTGGAGATGGAGATACCGATGGAACAGCAATCAGTCCGTAGCGTCACGCTGCCCCAGTTCCCCTCAGATAGCGGGTTCTCATCCTCACTCGACTGCGCATGTAACTGTGTAGGCGTGTGGCACAGAACGGGTAGGGGCCAGAACCTGAAGGCATACTTGCGCATCAACGAGGACAACACATGCCAGCTAACGTTGGGAACAGATAAAGGCTACCCACACAAAGAACAGTTCCCCACATACGACGAAGCCCGCCTCTACCTAGAAGCTGTTCTCTTGCTTGGTATTCAACCCGACCGATAGTTTACAAGGAGTAAACAATGACACCCCGCCCCGACATCACATACCCACTGCCATACGGACTATCTTGGCAGCACGGAGAAGACGAGCGATACGGTGCCAGTATGGGCCTGACCGTCGCCTATGACGGTAGCTGGTGGCACGGATGGGCATTAGAGCGCGAAGATGGCACGTGGGCCGTCGCTCTAGACAATCCCAAGGGAGAAACATTTAGAGCAGTAGACATACCACACACATTCACCACCGAGGACAAGGCGCTTCAGTATATATCGGCTATGTTGTGCCTCGGGGAGTATGGAGAATGAACCCAGACCTGTCCAAGTACCCCCTGCCTGACGAATATGAGTGGACATACCACACTCAAGAAAGCGCCATATCTATCCGCTACAAGGGCGCGCACAAGCCCAAGGAAATTCAAGACACGCGCTCAGAGGCGTGGCTCATGCGGATGGAGGGTAAATTTAACTGCCACTGCCGCGCTTCAACGGGGAAAAGTACAGAAGACATCCCAGTAACAACCTCCGCTCCCACGTTAGATGAAGCGCTGCAGTACATCTATACTTGGGTGATGCTGGGTATGAATAGGAGTGGAGGATGAGCCTCAAACTAAAGATAGACGTGCCCGAGGGATACGTAGTGGAAGGCTATCCCGAGACTTCAACGTGCTTCGGTATTCAGCTACGGGACATGAGTAGGAGGACAGGGAATAAAGACCCCGCATACAAGTACCAGCTAACCGCGCGCATCTTTGAAACGGGCAAGGTAGTCCTCTGGCTCCCCGGCGAGTCTCGTGGGTTCGCACACTCATTCAAAACCTACGACGAGGCGCGGACGTACGTGGAGACTATCTTGCGGCTTGGGATGATCTACGAGAACATGCCCGACATATTCACAAGGAGTTGATATGAAAGTTGACATCGAGAAGTACCCGCTACCAGACCCATACTTCTGGTACCCAAGAAAGGAAGACAATGTTGCTGCCGTTAGTGTTCCCAGAGAAGAAAGACACACTATCTGGACATGGACTGATTCGGCAGGGCGCCTAACTGTTCGTGGGAGATGGGGCAACAACGGCAATGCCTCAATAGAGCTAGCATGCGTAGAAACAATAGAAGAAGCATGTCAGTATATGTCTGCATACATGATGCTGGGGATGCATACAGACCCCGACGTAGGAGGGGCACAATTAAGTTTCGTAAACTCAACCTCCCGGAGAACTACCGAGCAGAAGAACTACCTGAATACCCGCTCCCGGAAGGGATGGAATGGCATGTAACATTTACAACTACTGGCGCGTACAGTGAGGCGGATCAGTGGTGGTACGGGTGGGTTCATACTAGCGGGGGCGACGGATATAAACCTTATTCAGTGGTTACGGAAAATAAGAAGCCGCTGATAAAGAAGGAGCACGGCAAGTTCCCCTCCGTAGATGCCGCATGTAAGTTCCTCTCCGCATACCTAATCCTAGGAGTTACGGATGAGTGACGGCCTCGACAACCACATCTGGGCTGCGAATAAGATCGAAGAAATCACTGCGCCCATGTACGACGACGAAAACTATTTCGCCATGTTCCAGGCGGAAGAACAACGGAGAATCTGGAATGAGTATCAAAGATCAGTTAGTAACCGTCCCGCAGATCATCAGGGATGAGTGCCCGCTGCCGGATGGGTACGTTTTCCGAGAAGAAACGAATAATCACTGGGCAAGACTTTATTATGTGCCACTAGGTGATGGTGTGTGGTGGATATCAAGAGACTACGACACCGGAAAATTCACACTAAATAGCTGGACAGGAAAGTATAGTATAAAAATAGAAATGCCCCCGGAAACAACTCATGAAGAACTCTGGCGCTACGTCTATGCGCAGTTCATCTTAGGGGACAACAATGGCTGAAGAACTGATAGCTACCTTCCCCAAACTGCCCGAGGGGTATTGGTGGAAGAAAGAGTTGACACAAAATTTCAGGGGGATACGGAGTCGGTCTGGTGCGAATGAAGCTGGGGACGGTAGGTGCCTTTTCGCCATTCACTACGTAGGCGAAGGTAACGTAGACGACAAGGTTCACACTCACGGGTGGGTGGTATTCAAGGGTATTAGCAGGGGGGGAATGCTGGTCCAAGGACTCACCGCCCAAGAAGCCGTCAATTTCGCCTACGCCCTGTTTATTTTGGGGGACCACGATGGATGAGATACCAGACCTACAACTAGATGCCCTATTCAAGCGGGCAGTAGATGTCCGTTCAGGCTCTAGTCGGGAGATACACACCGACTGGATAGATTTCATAAACAAGGAAGGAGAACTAAAAGCCAGGGCATGCAAGCGCGCCAAGCTATACGATCCTACGCTCAGCAAAGAAGATCGTACGGTTCCGAAGTACTGGATCGGGGTTTATTGGGAGGACACTGGTGATGAAAGTGAGGTTCAATACTTCGACACTCAAGAAGAAACAGAGGCGTGGATACTAGCCCGCGTCATCCTCGGTTAGTTTACAAGGAGTAAACAATGGAGTTCTACAAAATACCCGAAGAGTTCAAGGCGGCGCATCCATTACCGGAGGGCTACTGGTGGGAGGATGAGTCGGCGCCATCGCATCCGGGGCTGCGGCGCGGCGGCAAGCATAAGGTGTGGGTGTACTGGGTTGAAGATGTGGGCGACGAAGGGGCAGAATACAGAGCGCATGTGCCTTCCGAGACAAGCATGTTCGATGAAATTTATAGCATGGCAACCTTCAACTCCTACGAGGAAGCATTCCACTACGGATACACGCTCGTCATGTTGGGTCTTTTACAGGAGAAATAATATGTTCAGCAGCAACGTCCACCTTCTTCCATCTCTATACACCTATGAGGACGTGAAGAAGTACTACGAAGATACGCCGCCACACAGGCGCAAGAAGTGGGAACACAACCAGCGCGGGCTTGACGGCCAGAACAAGTGGCACTACCGTATCGAGAAACACAGCGACGACGAATACTGGGTCTGCTTGTACGAAACTCCCATCGTGAAGTGGTTCGGCCCCGAGCGCGTCATCGTGGACATCAGCTACAACACCACGCTGACTTTTCAGTTTGCGCACAGATACACTCAAGCACTCGGTTCCGTGTACAACCACGAGTCGAAGGCTGTATTTGAAGTTGACGGCATCAAGTGGCACGCGAAGACACCGTTTGAGTTCGCGCTTCTCGATACGCCGCCCGGTGCACCCAAGCATCTGCGGAAGTACAAGCTGATCAGCACGCACGAGAAGATCAAGCGCAAGGTTCTCGACCCCGACAAGGCGTGGGAGTACCGGTAGGCTAGCGCGGAGTTCAAGCGGTGGGTCCGAGGGGTCTGGGCCATGTCCGGGAACGACGGGAGCCACCCGTGGGAGGACACGCGGATGACGGCAGGTACGCCTTCCGTCCAATTGCTCGCTCAAGGTGGCTACGACATAGAAAATAAAGAATACTGGGAGAACATCGTGCTGGCGGGCATGAAGGCCGGCAATCAAGTAGTTTGGGGCGTCGGGTTTGGCAAGTACGACCCCGAGAAACTGATACGCGCCATCGACAAGCACTACCAGAAAGACATGTACATCGAGATTGATTACGACGCGCCACTACCGAAGAGGATGAAATGACACTCAATCCCAACACCATCTACGAACAAGACGACGGCATTGTGGAACTCTGGCAAGTGCAGGGAATTCACGGCGCATACTACGCGTCCAAACAAATAGCCGAAGAAGAGGCGCGTAAGCGTTTCCCAAACGAATTACCGTTTGTTCGGTACGCACGGATTTCCTTCAAGAACTATCAATTAGTGGAGCAGTGAAATGAGCTACAAAATAGTCCTGGCTTGGCGCGAACACCTGAAGAAGGTGGAAGAACTGCAACAAACTGCGCTCAAACTTATGGCGCATCCCGACACCACGCCTGAACAACTCTGGTACGCGCATCAGGCGCTGGTAAGTACGATGAAGAACCACAGAGAACTAGCCCCGAAGGTACAGGAAAAATGGCCGAGACTGAGCGGGAAGATGCCGAGCATCTAAATCAAGACCTGAGCTACCCACTATTCCAGTGGTTCGCCAACAAACCTGACGCACGCAGACTAGTGCGGAAACACTGTAAGGAGATTGAAATGAAAGAGTTCAAAAATCAAATCGTGGTACTGGACAAGGGCTTTGTCTATCACGGAGATATCAGCTTTCACGATGGCTGGTTTACGCTATCGAACTGTGTCAATTTGCGCCGCTATGGTACTGACAAAGGGCTTGGGCAACTGGCGCTTCATGGTCCAACGAAAGAAACAGAACAAGACCCGAGTGGCGTGATTCGCGGGCGCGAAACTTCGGTACTCTTCTTGATCGAGTGCGACCATGCAGACCGTTGGAGTAAGTGAGGCGCTGATATTGGAGATGCTAGACGCCACTGTCATTATGCTACAAAAAGCGCGAGGCGACGGCTACGGCAACGGCTACGGCGACGGCGACGGCTACGGCAACGGCAACGGCTACGGCTACGGCTACGGCGACGGCGACGGCTACGGCTACGGCGACGGCGACGGCTACGGCAACGGCAACGGCTACGGCGACGGCTACGGCAACGGCAACGGCTACGGCGACGGCTACGGCTACGGCTACGGCTACGGCGACGGCTACGGCGACGGCAAGAAAGGACTTTTATGAGAACCCCCAACAAGAGTGAACAACATCGACCGAAGGCTCGCGCAGTCCACGGTTCCCCAGACTACCCCGCGCGTATCGGCGCGTGGGTTACAGAAGAACAATACCAGTACTTTCATAAGCATGGTGGGAGTATCTGGCTGCGCGAAGTGCTGGATCAACGGATGAAAGGAGAACAGTCAACCTAGTACAAACCCCTACCACAACCTCTCGCATTTCTTTTATCATCTCACGACGGACCTACAACACAGGCCGTCAACCTTCAAGGAACACATCTCATGTCTACCGTCAAGTTCAACGCCGCCACCCCCATCCTCACCCTGAACGAATGTGTCGATCTCATCGGCGCAGTCGGCTCTGACGTCACCGTTCTGGTGCAGGGTGACATGGGCAGCGGCAAGACCTCTCTCCTGAAGATGCTCAGCGCACGCTTCCCGACACACTTCCCGGCGTACTTCGACTGCACCACGAAGGACTTGGGCGATGTGCAGATTCCGCACATCCGGGACGCAGAAGAAAACAGCTATGTGCGCTTCTCCCCCAACGAGGAATTCGGCGTGCATCACAACAAGCCGGTGATTCTGATGCTGGACGAGTTGGGCAAGAACCGCAGCATCATCAACGCAATGCTGCGTGTCATGCAGGAGCGCAGTATCGGCTCCACGCAACTGCCCGCTGGCTCCATCGTGTTCGCTACCACGAACCTCGGTCAAGAAAACGTGGGCGACATGTTGCCCCCGCACGCACGCAACCGCATCATGGTGGTGCGCATGAAGAAGCCGGATGCCGAGCAGTGGATGGCGTGGGGCATGGAGAACGGCATCGAGCCGGCGCTGATGGCTGCTGTGCACGAGTTCCCGCAGATGCTGGAGTCGTTTACCGATGTGGAAGACCCGAAGAACAACCCCTACATCTACGACCCCCGCGACACTGGCCGCACTGCCTTCGTGACTCCGCGCAGCCTGGAGAAGCTGTCGCATGTGCTTAAGAAGCGCGCTGTGTTGGGCGACCACGTTGTGCTGCAGGGCGCGATGGGTCTGGTGGGTGCCAAGGCCGCTAACGACATCATGACAATGGTGACGCTGGGGGACACGCTGCCGAAGTACGACGCCATCGTTGCTGATCCCACGAAGGTCAAGTTGCCCGATGGTGTTGCTGCACGCATCATGTCGTGCCTGACCTGCCTGCAGCGCGTGGAGCGCGGTGACTTCAACACCGTGTTCAAGTACATCGAGCGTATGCCAATGGAGATTCAGGGCATGTTCTGCACCATGCTCATGAAGAGCGGCAAGGGTGTGTGGGCTTCGCAGCAGTCTGGACTGACTGCCTTCATCCACAAGAACTTCGCGCTGTTCAAGGCGTAATGAGGTGGACCCCGCCATGTGGCGGGGTCTGTTTACAAGGAGTAAACAAAGATGGATAGGCCCGAACTACCCGCGCATTACTACTGGCAAGACAGAAGTACAATAAACGTAAAAAGAGAAGACGGTGGAACCGAGAATGTCGCATGGTATTGGGGTCCGGGAGAAGTCGTGGGCAGGAATGAGAACACGTATGCCTGCGTCTCAGCCCCGGTAAAGTCGCTGGGCAACTACTACGAGCGACACGTAGACACCGAAGATGAGGCGGTTGCCCTCATCGTTTCATTCGCCCTGTTGGGTATCACAAAGGAGTAAAGTCATGGCACACAAACTGTCCCACAAGAGCCTCATCGAACGGGCTCACATCTCTCTCATGCGCCACAAGGATTTCGTGTGGCTAGCCCCGGTCTGCCTCATCGGCAAGGTGGAACTGCGCGACGACATTCCGACTGCGGGCACTGACGGACGCGACGTGATCTACGGCACCGGGTTTCTTGACAAGTGCAACGAAGCGCAGATCAGGGCGACGGTGGTTCACGAGAACTATCACAAGGCGCTTCTGCACCTGTCCCGCCATCAGTATCTCGTGAACCACTACGAGAAGTCGTTCGGGCTGCAGCAGGCGCGGATGCTCGTCAACATGGCGCAGGATTACGTCATCAACCGCGAAATCAAGAAGCACGCGCCATACCTTGAGTGCTGGGATGGCATCATTCAGTACTGCTACGATGCCAAGTACGACAACGAGAGCGAGTGGGATACCGAGCGCATCGCTGCCGATCTGGCGAGTCAAGCCAAGGGTGGCGGCAAGGGCGGTGGTAAAGGCAAAGGCTCGGGTAGTGGTGATCCGTTTGAAGGTGGTCAGGACGAACACGATTGGGACGGCGCGCAGAAGCTGGACGAGGCTGAAGCGCAGGAGTTGGGCCGGCAGATCGAGCAGGCGCTGCGGCAGGGTCAGGCGCTCAGCAAGAAGATGGCAGGCAACATGCCGCGTACCGTGGGCGATCTGCTGGAGCCGGCTGTCGATTGGCGTCAGGCGCTGCGTGACTTCGTGCAGGAGCGTGCCAAGGGCGGCGACTTCGCTACCTACGCGCGGCCCAACCGTCGCTACATCGGGCACAACTTCTACATGCCATCGACCTACAGCGAGACAGTCAAGTCGATTCTCTTTGCAGTCGATACGTCCGGTAGTATTGGGGAGGAAGACCTGAGAGAAGTCTTGAGTGAACTGAGAGGATGCCTCGAAACCGTCAAGCCCGAGTCGGTGGACATCATCTACTGGGATACGGCTGTGGCCCGTCACGAGCATTACGTTGGCGAAGACGCCGAGTCTGTTGTGCGGTCATCGAAGCCGGCCGGTGGTGGCGGTACTTCGCCGTCGTGTGTGGTGCCGTTCTGCCACGCGCGGGACATCAAGCCGACTGTCGCTATCTGGCTGAGCGACGGGTTTGTTGGTGGCGATTGGGCCGAAGACCTGGGGTGCCCTGCGCTGTGGGTGATTGCCTCTCACGGTACCGTGCCCTCGCATCTGCCGCACGTGCAACTGCCGAAGAGGGGATAAATCATGGGGCACGATTTAGTGTGCCTGTCTCAACTGCCGGAAGACTGCACATGGAGCTACGGAGAAGATGAAGGCACGGCATACCCAGACGACATAAACGTGCGCGATGCAAGGAACCATCTTATCGGGTGGATAGAACTAAAATCCTTTCGCGCAGTCGGTAGGTCAGAAGAAACAAACGGATGGGAGAGTGTCCAAACAGAATCTGCTCAGCAAGCCGCCGACTACTTGTCCACCCAAATGATGATTGGTAATTGGCAGGCGAGAAGGAGAGACTGAATGA